GGTACAGGGTTGACTGAGTTTTTAAGTCAACAAGCACCAAACTTTCAACGTTTTGAAGTACAGAACTCAGTACAAGAACAACGTACTACAGAAGCAGTTGAGAGTTTAGCAGACAGTGTAGGCTCTGCTGTTGCACAACAGAATTTGGAAGCACAACTTCAAAACATTCAGGATGGCGAACCTACTGAAGATGGCGGTTATGCTGACCAAACTATTGCTGTTGCTTATATAGGTTATACAGCAGGCTTTAGTGCTTACACAGGCGAGCAAGTATATAGTCAGGGGAACACAGGTTTCTTTGATACTAAACAAATGCCAGATGGTAAGATAGATGATAACAAAATGGGATTCTATCGTATGGCTGGTAATACACAAGAAAAGTTGTATAAGATGGTTCTTATGCAATATGGAATAAATCCAGATGAAGAAACACAGGAGCAAAAATAATGAGTGACAAAGAAAACATCGAAATCGAGGGCGGCGATGGAGTCGTTCAAAACTTAGATTTAGACAAATATACTGATCTACTTCTAAAACTAGACGAGGCTAATGACAAAATCAGAGAGATGGAAGCATTAACTCAGGACTTAAGAAAAGTTTCCCATGAAGTGAAACCAAAAGAAAAATTCAAACTTAGTCATCTATTCATGGACGACAATAAAATCAATGAGAAATCAATCATTGGATTTGCATCGTTCTTTATGATGGTTGCGTTTGGTATTGTAGACTTAGTGACAGGATTAGACGGCACTGATTTAGTTATATCAGACTTTATCTATACGTCTTTTGTTGTTGTTACATTAGGATCATTTGGTATTGCTGAAGCAGGAAAAGCATTTAGCAGTAAACAATAGGAGTATAATATGGCAAGTGTAGAGTATGAAGGAATTAAAATGAGTGGTAGCAAACTGCTATTCATTTTACCCTTATTAGGTACATTAATTGGTGGTTTATGGGGAGGCTTTGAACTCTACAATAGACTACTTGACGCGGAAGAAAAGTTAGAAAATCTTCAACCAGAAGTTATTGAGCAAGAAATTATTAGATTAACTGAACTTACAGAAGTTATTAAAGATAATCTACAAGGAGATATTGTAGAAGCATCTCGTTTAGCACGTTCTGTTGAAAGTTCGTCTGCTAAAACTCAACGTGAAGTACGTGATGATGTCTATGAGATGGAACGTGAGATGCAAGAACGTTTCAAAGAACAAGACAAAGAAATGCGTGAGATGAGAAAAGAGTTAGAAGAAAGAATTCAAACGATCTTAGAAAATCCTTTGAATGACGTAGAATAATTAATTAAGTTTTTTATTCTCTGCTGGCCAACTATAAACGTAAGAGCCTGCAAAATCTTTTACTAAGCAGAATATTTGATCTTTGTATTCATAGACACGAATATCTGCTTCATATCCGGGGAGGATTCTATCGAATTTCATTTCATAGTCTCCTCTTCTTTCTCCATAAGTATCAACCATACCAGCAACAGCATTTAGTTCTCGTTGCTCGTTTGGTCCTTGATCTCCTAGATTAGCAAGTACATTGATTTCATTGATTGGAGTTGCTGTTAAAGTTGCAAATACTTTTTGACCCATCATACGAATAGCATCATCTAAGTATCCTGGTAAGTTTTCTACAGAATGAAATCTTGCTGTTACATCACCATGTGTTCTTAAGTCTTGTCTAATTTCTTGTGGTAATGTATTTGGTTCAGAAATACCTTCTTCTGCCCCTTCTTCATCTTCTTCGTCATCAACAGGAACAAGATCAGTCATTTCATCATCAGTGTATTGATAGATCAAGTCTTTGTTTTGAGCAAGTTGAGCCATGCGATCATCCATGCCCTGTATCTCACTTGTATCTACATTCGATAAGGCATCTTGTGTGTCATCTTTTGATACGACATCTCTGGACTTAATATCCATTGGAGGAATATTTCTTTTTTTCTCTAGGTCGTTTTCTTCTGTAAAGAAATCTTTAAATCTCACAACTTAATCCTTATTTAGAATGAGGGGGTAGTTTTGCTTCTACAAACCACTCATGTTTTCTTTTAACCGGATTATACTTCCTAAGTCTTAACTTAGTATTGTTTACGGTTAAGTTTTTTGTTTTAATAGCAGTGTAATGATATGTATGAGAGTTTCTAGTTTCACTTTCAGGTATCAAATAAACTTTTGATTGTTTCTTTTTCTTGTCCGCCATTAAATTTACCTTCTACTGCTTGTTGACTTACTATAAAGGTAAACCCACCGCCTATCATCGGTAGCATCATAAGAATTAATACAAAAATTAGTTCCACTTTCTATCATTATCTCTTAGCAACAAGTGCAGTTGCAACATGAACAGCATTCACATTTCATATTAGTCTCCTTAAACTTCATACTTTTCGTATCCGCTTAAACGTAAGATGTCTTCTAACATATTGTCAGGTGCATGATCACGTGATTTGTCGTTTGCAACTTCTTCTGCGTGATCTCTATCTGCTTTAACATCTTTAACATCTACATTCAGGTAATCTGCTAAATCTTCATCAGACATTTGACTAACAGACATTTCATCATGTGCGTGTTTACTTTCCGCCCCAACTAAGTCACCTACTTTTGCAGGTCTTCCTTTAGTCTTGCCTGTGTTTTTCCATTGTCCGGCTTGACCTGTTTTATAGTCTCCGGCAAAATCAAATCCACCTGCTTTAGTTTCTTCGAGGTAAGGTTCTTCCCCTAACTGATCTAAGTATACTTGATACTTCTGAGATAACTCATTTGTTGAAATGTTGCGTGATTCAGGATCATCTCTAAATTCGTCATACCATGTACTTTGAAATTGTGGCCATGTTAAAGGTCGTTCTTGTCCGTTTTCAACGTTTACATAAAAACCTTTTTCGCCAATCTCAATGTTTTCATCTAAATGATCTTCTGGATCAAACGGATGAGGTCTAATTCTTTTGCCTGTCTTAGGGTCGTGGTTTTTACCAGATTCTTCATCTGCTAAGTCATCATCTTCAGTTCCACCTAAGTCAGCAAGTTTTTTGATTCTTCTTAAATCTTCTTTGTCTTCTTTAGCAAGATCGTCTACTTTATCTTGTAGTTTATCTCCTGCAATAGCGCCTAAAGCACCGCCTACTACTTGTCCTGGGAACCCACCTACTGCTGTTCCTAATGTTCCACCTGCGATAGCACCACCGATTTGACCTGTCAAGGCTTCATCAATATCAAATTCATGTCCGATAATTTTTAAACCTGCGACACCCGGGAAATATGTTTGCCCGTTATCTGTAACGATTCTGCCTGTTGAACTTGGCTTATGAGGTGGAATGTAATCTACAACTACAATTGGATCACCTCTGAAATCTTCTGTTCTTAATGGTAAGATAACTTCTTGTCCGTCGTCTGTAACTAATTTGCCTTTGCTAGGCTTGTCATCATCTCCATCGAATGATCCCATTTGAAATTCTTCTAGTTGATCCGGCTCATTCTGTGTCATGTAAATTGCTTTTTTAACACCAGGGTGTTCTGATAAACCAGGGGCAACTCCTTCTATTGCTTTAATTGCTCCTGCTAAATTACCACCTTTAAATCTAGGATCATTTAAAATGCCATATGCCATTTTAACTAAAAAAAAAAAAAAATCATTTTTATCAATGACTGATTCTTGTAGTGAGTCTTCAAACATACCTGTTAATGCACCTACAATACCTGCTCCCGCTCGTCCTACTGTTACTTGTTTTGCTGGATTATCTAATACACTTCGTGGATTATCAAGCATCTTATCTGCATCTTTAGTAGCGGCATCAACTGGATTTGTTGCAGGCACCATATCTATACGTAAGTACTTTTGTAACATTCGATGCTTAAGTCTAAGTGTTTCTTTTTCTGCTGGTGATGCATTGTTCATTTTGTCTTGTAAATCGTATAATACACCTTTGAGGTCTTTACGAATTTTTTGTTGATTACCACGGGCGTCCATTTTAATCTTATTAACTATTTGCTCTACTTCTTTTTGTAATATTGCTCTGTTTACTACTTCATTTACAATATCTTCTTTTAACCCTAATTCAAGTTGCGTAGTTAAATCTAGTTCTCCTTGTTTTGGGTCCTTAAGTTTATCTTTTAAATCGTCTTCATCAAATGCGGCAACAATATCTTCATATCTATGACCCATTGTAGGGTACTTCTTCGTAAATTCTTCTTTGCCCATTTCTAAAGCATCAACAACTAACTTATTCATTGCTCCTTCAGAAACTTTTTCATTATCTTTTTGTGCGGCTTTATTACCTGCATATGCGGCTAAACCTGAAGCACCTGCGATGCCGGCGCCTGTTGCAATTGCTGGTCCTTTAAGATTATCGATTGCTTGATCTGTTGCAGTGTTTACTGCGCCAGGGATTGCTCTATTAACTTGATCGACTGCGGCGCTTCCTGCAGATTTTCCTGCGGCTTGTGCCATTTGATTTATATTGCCTGCTTGACTTGAAACTGCTTTACCAGCAAGATCATTTACAGATTTTTGTACTGTTGGATTAGATGCAATTTTTTCTGCGGCTGTACCGATTGCTTTATCGACAATACCTTCATCAATTGATTCGTCAGTCATCTCTGTGATTTCTTTTGCCCAACCGTCTAACTCATTAACTTCTTCAATTTCATTAATGATATTACTATTAAGTTTGTTTAAGATAGGTAAAACACTTTCGATTCTTGGGTCGATTGATTCTTGTGCAAACATTTCTGCAATGCTTGTGTGATCAGAATCATCTTCCATAAGGGGAGGTGTCCAAGACTCAAAGTAATGATTGTATCCTCTATGACTTTGCATCTTTTGTAAAGTTTCTTTTAATGATCTATGATGATTTACACCTTCAGCAATAAGTTTTGCAACTGATTCATTAAACTCACCTCTACGAGTAGCACGTATAAACGCTGCCATTTTAGTATATTCTTCTACTAATGCAGTAATGTGCTTACCTCTTTCATCATACGGAGTTCCACCTTCTGCTACGTGTCTACCATATACACGTGCAATGCCTGGCATTTTAGTAGGGACTGCAAAACGTTCACCTTCAGTGTTTTCAACAAAAATCTTGTGTACGTTTCTCCAACGTTGTTCTCCCTCACCGATTTGTCTGTCATGTTGTATTACAACTTTCACATTTGGTATGTTATCGTTATATGATGTCATCTTATTAACAGCATGATAACCTTCTGTCATCTTTTCTTTCATTTTATAATAATCCCTTTGACGCATATCGTCACCTAAACGATCACTGTCATGTAAGCCGAAGTTTAGTTGTTTAGATAATGCCCATTGCTTTAAGTGTTTTAGTAATCCGGTCCAAGAATCATCGTAGTCCATGCCTTTAGTTTGCCCCGGTGGACTGCCTGCTTGATTGTCATCATAATATAGATTTAGTGATGATGTTTTGTCGATAGTAGCCCATGCTTTTCCATAGTTCTCACCATCTTTAATGAATTGAAACTCAAATACGTCTGCTGTTTCCGGGTTTGTTCTTTCATTTTTAGAATCTTTAGGTGCAGGTTTATACCCACGAGTCCTAAGAATCTGATATAAACGATTATTGAATGATTCCTGATCAATTGCCATACTATTATTTATCTCTTTTAGTTAATCACAGCAAAGAACGGAAGCGGTGCAACCATCTCATCATGGTCTCGCATATGCTCAGTTAAATCACTGTGAAAGTCTGTGATGTCTTGGAGAATGCGTACTACAAGCAATGTAGCCATTACTAAGTCATCGTTATCACCAATCTTTGCTTGATAACTACCACCTGCGGCAACGAAAGTTTTTAACTCACTGATTAGTGCTTTACTTTTTACATTCATTTTCTTACTTTCCATCAATGTTTTAAACTTAGCACAAGCAGAAAGTTTGACTTTTTGTGTAGTGTTGTATCCTCTACGTTTTTTACCTTTCTCACTTAAGAAAATACCTTGAATATTTGCCTCACCGTACTCGGCTAATGATATCAAAGCGGCTTCTCCTATTGAATTATTTTCAAGTGAGTAATAAATGTTATTTGGTTCTCCGGTGCTGTCTGCAATATATTGTGTAATCTGTCCTAGTAACTTAATTTGTCTAGGAATATCTGTTTTATTGTCTTTCCATTCACCTATTTGTGTCGTTGTGTTTGCTTCAAAGATTTGTATTGCGGCTGGATCTCCACCTGTGCCTAATGATGGATCTAGTCCTACACAGTATACCATGCCTTTCTTGGGTTGTTGAAACCATCTAACTTGACCCATTCTATCTGTAGGCTCTACTGATTCTAACATGATTAATGTATTAGGATTGATTAATGTTTCATCTGCAATTAAGAATTCACAACCGATCTCACGTGCAAATCTGTCGTCTCCTAACTGTGCTTTGATTTCTTCTGCCCACTTATCATCACGTCCGGGCTGTTCATGCCAATATGATCTAAAAGGTTTAAATCCATTAACACCTAGTTCTGTTTCTTCGCCGTTAGCATCTATATTCTTATTTGCTTGTTTCCAAATCAATGCAAACTGATCTTCATCAGAGTTCGGAGTAGATGTGATGATTGCTTTACCACCTGTTGCTAGTGTTGGTGTGATAGAAGTCCAAAACTGTTCGGCAATTGTAGGTCTTACGAATGCAAACTCATCCAGATACAAGAGTGTAATCGACATACCACGACCCGTATTCTCTGTAGTCGTTGCGGATACAATACGAGAGCCATTCTCAAAGTCTAACGATCCTTTGTTGTATGTAACAACACCTGCTTTAATATGTGTAGGACAGTTTTCATATGCATATCTGATACGTTGCATAATCTCTTGTGAGCCTGTGTACTTATGTGCGGCGATTAGAATCGTAGCATCAGGTACAAACATAGCATACCATAATAAGTAACCTGCGGCTGACGTAGACTTACCAGACTGTCTAGGCATCAATGCGATTGAATATCTGTAGTTATGATACGTATCGATTAATCGTTCTTGGTATTCATAAGGATGATATTGAATCGATCCCTGTGTTGGATGCTGAATATAAAAGAAGTTATCCATAAAGTATAGATAACCAGTTTCAGGATCACAACATTTTACAAAGTCATCAATCTCTGTTTGATTTTTAAATGCTGTTTTCTTATAAGCAGGTTTGACTAACTCGCCCGTTCCGCTTGTATTAAAGTTGCTCATACTACTATTTAGTAGTCTTTAGTGTGCTTTTTTATAATCTTGGTAGTCTAAGAAGAATCCTATAGCAACGAGAATGTTCATTCCTAATGATGCAATGATCATATGTATGTCTTGGTAGACATCTAATTTGAGACTGAGATGCAAATGCCCTACTGCCCAAAATGGAATAGCCAATTGCTGACTAATCCATGATATAGTGTATTTGACAAAGGTTAACTTACTTGATATCAAGACCTTGTGCCTTTGTTGCAACGATACAATAGTAATGCTCTCGCATTTTAATAGTATCGCCTTCTGGATTTTCAGGATTTTGATGTTCTAAATCAAACTCTAAGTTGTTAAACTGTTCAATTTGAAATCCAGTACGTTGTAAAAGTGCGGCTAATTGTGTAGAGCCAAAGATACTGTAATGATTTAAGTTAAATTCATGTTTACGATCATTATCAGGAGCAGGCACTTCGATATAAATTTTTGATCCTTGTTTTAGAATACGATTGTATTCCATTAAACTAAAGATTGGATAAGGTGAATGCTCTAATGCATGACGTAAGAAAATAAAGTCTACACTTTCATCATGGTAACCATCTTTCTGTGGTAAAAATGATAAATCATATCCCGCAGTCTTATGTCCTTTTTCTTCACAGATTTTAATATCACCTGGCGATAAAGTAATACCCAATACATCTGTGTATTCTCTCTTTTTCATTTCATCTAAAAAGTAGCCCGGGCCACATCCTAAATCTAAAATCTTTGCATCTTTGGGCAATTCTAATGGATCGATATAAGTTTCGACTACTTGAGTTGTAAGATTTTTATGAAAAGGGCTGTCCCCTTCATCATAAATGTGAGCAGTATATAGCCACTCATTGTAAAACTTTAACTTGACTAAATCAAGTGTGTTATTAATATCATATGGGATTTCCATTCAATGCTCCTTCGTGCAGATATAAGAAATAGTATGATAATATTTAGTGACAAAAACTGTCTAAGAATTATTTTTTATTTCCAAGGTCTACTAGATGCTAATGGAACTGTTGAAGTAGGTGTTGCTGTATTTCCAACATACTTAGCAGGAAGCAAATTAAGATCAGCAGTGTTTAATGCGTTATAACCGGGTAAATTAACATTACCACTTGCGCCGCCCTTTCTATTCAGTTCTGCTACTTCTGATACTCTTAATTCTTGTCTGAATTGTAATGTACTAGCAGGAGCATTTGTAGTAGATGCGGGTGTTGTAAGAAATATATCTGTTGCTGGAATAGTTGTTTGTGTTGCATTGTCAAATGTCTCACTAACAATAGCACCTGAGGCGAAAGGATCAGTGCCTGTAGCGCCTACAAAGTTCATTGAAGCAAGTGTAGCAGTTGGAGTATCGTTATCATTAATACTTGTATCTCTGACTAATGCTAAGTTATAATAGTTGCCTGCGGCTATGCCATCAGATGCTACGATTGATGCTAATACATCTGCGACAGTAGTTGTCGCATCATCAGCATAATTAAAGATTGTTATTAATCCTGTTAATCCTTTAACTGGTACGTTGACGGCTGCCATTATCTTTCATACCCTTTGAAACCTTCTACTGGACTTTGTTTATTGATTGAAGGTAGTTCTGAAGATTTCAAATCACCATCATTTAAATCTTCCCATTCAGAGCCCACTGCTTTATATGCTGATTTCAACATATTAGATTCTACTTCAGTATATGGTACAGCCATGTTGCTTGTGCCTATCCAACTTTCTGAATCTAAATCAATTACTTCGTGGTCTGACTCACCGTTTGCTTGTGCTAATGCCATCATTACACGATTCAATTCGTAGATTCTGTCTCTACCTTCTTCGTCTTGGAACTTGTGCATTCCTCTTGAACCGTAACGTTGACGTTTAGTTAGTTTGCCAGGTTCGTTGTCTTCGTTTAAGAATTCTTTTGCTCTCATTATGGAGTTTCTTCAGTTGTAATTGTTTCGTCTACTTCAGTTGCAAGTTCAGAATCTACATAGCCATCAAGTGCTAGTGGTAAACCTGCTGGAGCAGATCCTTGGAACATAACTGAAGAATTAATAAAATGAAATAGTGTTTGTGAACCGGTTACGTTTGCAGTGTCAGGATCTATTAATATTCTGACGTTGCCAGAGTTGACATCCATGTCATATCCGCTTCCTTGTATTAACACATTCCCCCATTGTGTAGATGAATATGCTGAAAACTTGATGTTTGCTGAGTTAGCACTAAGTTGTGCATCAAGTCTTACATCTTGTTGATCTACTGTGCCTGGATCATTAGTCTTAATAAAGAATGAACCCAATGTAAATGCATTTGCTGGGTACTCCCAAATGACTTGTTGTGCAGTATTGCCTGTTGTATACGTGTTAGATGATATTACAGCAGTCGATGATAAGTTAGCAAAGTTATTGTTTATCTTATCAAAGGCAACTCTTAACGGATCACCAGAACCATCGTTCGGTAATGCACCGATGTTAATAATTTCGTAATTTACAGCCATATGTTTATCCCAGTCTTATATTGTATTTATGCGATTGGGTAAGTAACCAATGTTATTCTTTTGGTGGAGTAGCCTTCATATTTTCTCTGGCTAATCCGTTCATTTTTTCAAAACTACGCATACCACCTAGACCTAACATAGACAATGTAAGTGTCATCAAACCTTCTGTTTGTATGACTGGTAGTGTAACATCTGCTCCACTTACTACAACTGCCCAGTTGGCAACTGGTGCTAGAACATAAGACCATGCTAGTCCAAATGCACATATCCACATAATTGCTGGTCTTGCTCCTGCTACAAAAATACTTGGATGTTTTGCTTGTTCTAAATTAATTTGATTTTGTTGTAGATTTGCATTATGTAACACCATCTTAAGTTCGTGTTCCATTTCTGCTTTCTTGTCTTTGTCAACAATAAACTTGTCTAGTATAGGCCCTGCGGCGCCGATAACTGAATCAATAATTCCTAATCCCATGATAGAAACCTCCTATAATATACTACTATTTATCATCTCCAGTGATAAAGGCTGTCTTCTACATGCTTACGATTGTAAGATAGTATGGGTTCCATGGCTTTATAGATATCTTTTAATTCATCAATTGACTTGTTTTCGATGTATTTTATAACTTCAAATATTTTATACAAACGTTCTTCATGGTTAGTACAGTCATCATATGACTCGTCCCAAAAGTCACTGAAAGTCTTATAGCCGTGTTCATGTAGATACTTTAGTGTACCCGGGGGTGCCATAAGAATAAAAGGTTTTCGATACCACATGGGTTGATGTACTTTTTCACTATAGTTTGGAGTAGGTTGTGCGAACCTAGATTCTGTAACAATATCACAAAATATATCTTTATAATATTTTTCTATAGGGGTAAAGTCATCTTCAGAAGGGTCAAAGTGATCATCAACTGTAGTGTTAACTGGATACGGAGTCTTTTCTATGTCTAGTAATTCATCAAAGTGTACATCAACATTATAAGGGCCGTCATTATCTAATGACTGTATGCCTTCATATAAACGTGTCTTATATTTCTTAGGACACTTTCTGATATCGAACCAAGGTAAAATCTGTAATCTTACCATATCAGTCTTATAAACAAAACTAACATCTGCATTACTATTCGCAAGAAATGCGGCTATTAGATTTCTATGCGGTGTCCATCTCCAGTTTAAGTTTATAAACTTTTTTGAAAAGTTATTAGCGGCAATGCCTAGTAAATCCCAGTTCTCATATGAATCATCATAGATATTAACAAATACAGCATTTTTAATAAATGTATCTTCGCATGTTACTGACATCCATTCGTTATAATAAGGAAACATGTTTTCTGATTTATAGTCACATGTTTTTACTTTAACATTTGTAAGATTATTTCTAGTAATGTAATCACGTATACAATCTAATTCATCAGAACGCATATGCTCTGGTTTTTCTTTACCATTAAATTCTGAATAAAATGTTAATGTATGTCCAGGTACTTTTGAATTATCATACATGCACATAGGTTCATTTAAATAAAATGTTACACCCGTTTCATTTAATTGTTGTACGATTTCTGGGGTATGATTTATGCTTTCTAATTCTGACATGCGACCATTGTACATATATACATATGTTGGCTTATAATCATTATAGTCTACACTAGGTAAGATACGTTGTTTTAATTGTTCATCCTGTGATGCCGCTCGTTCTTCTAAATCAGGAAAATAAAACCAATGTAGTTTATTCCAAATCCACAAATCATCTTTGTTGTCGATTGAAATATCGATACCTTCTTGCTCAAGGTCATTGGCCATGGGGACTGTTTTTGACATTACATTATTTATTTACCAAGCATCAAAGTAATAAATTAAAGAAGTACAGATGTGTTCTACTTCTTCATCCGTTAGTTCAGGATAAATAGGAAGTGATAGAACACCTCTACAAAGAGCATGACTTGTACTCATCATGTCTGGTCTTTCTTTTATATACTCAGAGTTACCTATAATTGTATCACTTAATGGTTTGTCATAATGTATTCTGACATCAATTTCTTTTTCTTCTAATACTTTTTTAAGACCGTCACGTTCTACGTTGTTTCTGATTACAAACTTTTGATCTGCATGTACACCTCTATTACTCATAGCAGTAACAGACGGTATCTTGTCTATTGTGTCTAAGTATCTAAGTCTAATTTCTTTTCTACGTGCTTGCCAGTCATCAATATATTTTGTTCTGACTAATAGATGGGCACAGTCAATCTCACTCATTTTTGAATTAGTACCAGGATATAAATGATCTGGTTTACCGTTGTTTCTCCAACGCATTGCAAAGCCAGCAAGTTCTTCATCATTAGTAACAAGGGCTCCACCATTACCACTCGCACTTAGATTTTTAGTTGGGTCAAAACTAATAGCCATACCAACACCTACATGACCGTCTGCAACTAACCAATGTTGTGCTCCGTCTACAATGCACACATTTTCAAAACGATCTTGGGGTATAGGATTTCCATACAAACCTACATAACATTCTAACTTAGGTTGCTCTGGATCTGAATTAGGTATCATAATACCATTACTGTCAACATCACATAAATCAATATTGAATCCTGCTGAAGCAAATGCATTTAATGTTGCTGGATAGGTTATGTTTGGTATTCTGATTGTGCGATAGGCTTCTTTATCATACTTCCATTCTGTATAAGGATCTGTGTCTGGCATTGTTGCGATTTCATGTCTTGCCATAATTTCTAATGCTTGTGTACCACTATGACATAATATGACATATTGACAGCCTGTTCTATCTGATAGCCATTCTTTTACTTGTTCTGAATAAGGTCCGTCAACAAGTATGCCAGTAGACATAACAGAGTCTGTAACAGATAGTAGTTCGGACTTTAAGTTTTGATATTGTCGATCAAGTCCAAAATGTTTAATCGGACTTCTTGTCATTGAATTGCTCTTGCCAATATTTAGAATTTAATAACCAATTATGATAAATCATTAAACCCTCATTTAAATCAGTTGACGGTTCATATTTAAAATCTTTTTGTGCTTTTGCAATACTTAACGCACCTCGACTTGGAAAGGCTGTATCTTTTTGTTTTACATCAATGTTACCTTTACCAACAATATCTTTGACTGCTTGTGCGGCATCATATAACGTGACACCTTTTGATCTTGTAAGATTATACGTTTGATTCTTTGCTTTAGTAGATGTTGTTGCTTGTACGATACCGTCAGCAACGTCATTAACAAACGAAAAGTCTAACTTTTCCATTTTGCCATTAACAGTTATTTTCTTACCTGTCATTGCATTAATAAAGAATTTAGAAATAACTCTATCACAGACATCTAGTGGACCATAAACAGCACTAGGACGAATGATAGTGTGGGGTAACTTATACTGTCTTGTATAATCTTTGACTAGCAACTCTCCTGCATACTTCATAATCGCATACTGACCTTTAGGATTGCATTCTGTATCTTCAGTTACACCGTCAGCAAAATCACCATAGACCATAGAAGAACTAATATAAGTGAAACGTTTTACTTTGTTTTGTTTACTAAGTTCTAATAAGTTAAGTAGTCCTTCACTCATTACTTTAGAACCTTGTGTTGGATCTGCATTAACAACTTTTTGTCTTGGGAAACTTGCAAGATGAATAACAGCATCAAACTTTTCTTTGTCGAATAAAGTCTTTAATTCAGGATTAGCAATATCAATTGTATAGATATTCAAATTTACTGCATCAGTAATACGACCAGCAATACCAAAGAAACGTTCTTGCATAACTGCATCAAGTTCATCATTATCTATAATGCCATAGTCTGTCTTTTTATCAATGATGGCAACATCATGTCCTTCATTGATTAGTTTGACAACGACATGTGAGCCAATAAATCCAAGACCGCCTGTTACTAGAATTTTTTGCTTTTTCTTTGCCATAGTTTACTCGTATTTTAATTTCCAATATGTAACTTCTTTGTCTGTGAAGTATGCCTTTATCGTATACTTATGTCCCATATAATCTGGCGCATTACTTCTTACCCACTTAGCAGTTGGATTACTATTCTCCATAACATACTTACCTGCTTCTGTTTGTTGCCATTTATAAATAGGCTCGGCAATCATCAGATCAGGGTCTTCAACATCTCCCATTACTATTTGATGTACGTCTACTTCAGTTGCTTCCCATTCTTCTTTTTCTAACATCTTATTATTATAGTTTATATAGACTCATTTTTCAAACTGATTGGGAAAATTTGTGAGATCACTGTTGCTACTGCATGAGCAATATCAATATGTTCTTGTTGTGTACCATTAGCACCACGTAACTCAATGTAATGAACCCAACTACGTAAGGTACCATTTACATACATTCGACTTACAGTGTTTCCTTCTGGTAGTACTGCTCTTGCTTGTTCTTTAGCAATGCCGTTATCGATAGCCCAGTTGTATGCATCTAGTGAAGCATTGATGACACTACGTTGCTTGTCTTCCCACATTGCTTGTAACTCTACATCATCAGTAACCACACTGTTCTGTCTATTCTTAGGGTCTTGCAGTCTTGCTTCACGTACTTCAAAGTCTAAGTCTTTT